GCGCGAACGCAAGCACAGTGACCTGTCGCCGGGCCTTCCTCCTAGGAGGTCGGCCCGACTTCAGGCGTTGGCTACGTCTCGCTCGGCACCCCCTTCTACTACGGGACCCAATTGTGGGCCCGTGGTAGTCGATATGGCGCCAAGCCAGACGGAGACGGTTGTTCCCGGTACTTCCGGGAAGCCGTCCTCAGATGGTTTGGCAGGTAGGACTGCCCGTCAGAAGCTCCGACGTGCTGCTGCCCGGCTGAGTGGCGTTTTGAACGTCCTCAGTGCAGGGATAGCAGCTGTCGTCGGATTACCTCTGGCGGACAGTAGGGTACCCAGGAATGTCCGCGTTTGGGACGCGGATGTCCGGGGATGGATCGCCCGAGTCGCCCAGCACAGTGGCATTGAAGCGGCGATTGCCCTCGTGAAGGCCTTCTCTTCCCTGGCTCGCAAGAGCTGGGTCGAGAGGTCACCTTCGTTTGAGCATCGCTTCTTCCGCCGCTGCCCGGCCCAGTACCGCCGTTCTCAGACCTGTTGGGGTCAGCTCTCCTTTATGGGGAGAGCGCTCCCTTCCGGTTCTGATCGGCATGCAGACGACGCGCTAGCCCGACACAAGTCGGACCTGTGCCGCGAGTTCGTCACCTGTGAGGGTGACTTGTACTCGTTGCGTCTGTACGCCGCGGAGTGGGCCAGGTCCTACCTCCCAAAACGGCCTGTCTACTCGCACAGCGCTGGAGTTTCCTCTGGAAACTCCGCAACGTACGGGAAAACTCGCCGCGAGGGTGGTTTGGCTGCAGACTCGTTCGATCTGACGCAGTCGTTCCCCTTGGACCTGGACTTCCCAGATGAGGTTCCTCCCGCTATGCGGGACTTCCTTTCCCTGGAGATGTCCGAGGTCCAAGGGGCCCTGACTGAGGCCACGGCAGCCGCCGGCTCCCCACCTCGTGGGAGAGTCGCGGTCATCCGCGAGAGGGGACATAAGGTCCGCATTGTGACCGCTATGGAGCGGCACGTACTGATCCTTAGTCACCTCGCCCGTCGTCGTCTGGCTATCGGCTTACGCCGATGGCCGATGACCCGGGCCGCCATGTCAGGAGACACTGCGTCCTGTGGTGCCGAGCTCGTCGGGGCCACCGGTCAGGTGCTGTCGTCGGACCTAAGGGCCGCTTCTGACCTCATCCCGCTCGACGTCGCTAATGCGATCGTCGACGGGTTTGAGGATTCAGGGCGGTTCCTTGCGTCCGAACTGTTGGGGCTACGTCTTTCGACGTGCCCTCAGCGCCTGACCTGGCCAGACGGCGAGGAGCGCGTCACGAGCCGGGGGATCCTTATGGGTCTCCCGACCACGTGGAGCCTCCTCAACGTCTACCATGGGTGGTGCTGGGACGCCGCTGTTGCGGCGCTTCCGCTACCCAAGGTACCTCGAGCTCCCACGCAAGAGAGGGCCATTGCCCGCATATGCGGAGATGACCTCCTCGGCGTGGCTCCACGCAGCTCTCTCAACGCCTACGAGGACCGTCTACGGTCCTCAGGGGCTGAGTTTTCTGCGGGGAAGCACTTCAGATCACCGGACAGAGGGGTATTCCTTGAAGAGTTGTGGGAGTTTCGGGGTGAACGGAGAGTGATCCAGGCCGGCTTGCCGATCTGGAAAACTGTCCGTCGCTCCGGAGGAAAGCGGAGCCGCGTTCGTTACCAAGTTGGTAACGAATCGACTCATCTCTGGACGAGCGCTTTTCGCCTGCCAGTGATCCCCCTTCGGGGTCTGGTCATTGGCAGCGGTGACGAACAAGTTCCTGACTGGTTCGCCGCCAGCGTGGCCGAATCTTCGTATTTGGCCACCCGCGATCCGCGTCTCGTCTGGGCGGTTTCCCGCACACTGCGTCCTTCCCTCCCTGGGAAGTTCGCTGCTGTGGGAATACCTCCTTTCCTCCCTCGGGAGTTTGGAGGGGCCGGTCTCGCGACCAGCCCCCATGACAAACTCCTCGCCCCGAGCAGGCACCGTCGTGCACTGGCTACTCTCCTCTATGGTTCTGGCGACCATTCGTCACCTAGCGCGTTCCTGCGCGCTTGGAACGATAGTCGTCCATCTCCTTGGCGATCACTCGCCTCGGAGGATGTGGACCATTGGAGAGCAGCCATGAAGTACACGATCGCCGACCGCCATGGCCGCACGCGTTCCGGTCGACTTCTCCCACCCGATTGGGTGGGCCTCGTCGATCCGGAAGACCTCTTCGAGGACGCGGTCCGCAGGAAGTCCCTGGTTTACGAGCGTATGCTCGGCCCAGATCCAACTGCAGACCGCTTTCCGTCCATCGAAAAGGTCGGTGCGACTATCCGGCGGGTACGCGAGGACTTGGTGGCCAAGTGGCCGGGTGCAAACCCGGTTGCTAAGCCACTGTCCCTGTGCCTCTCCCGCTGGGCCGAGCTTCGTGCCACCCTCTACTTGTGGGTGCCGAAGTTCGTACCAGGTTCTCTTCAAGGTTGCCCCTCTTCTGGCGCAGCGCACTATAATAGTGCGCTCAGCCAGCCTCCTGGGAACCCTTTCCTACCAACCTGGCGGAACTTTGCCAGTTCCGCCGTGTCCCGATCCGACCAGTGGTGGGCCGACTTCATCGTCGGCCACCCCTGGCTTGGGTTCAGGACCACTTAGGCTCCTC